CGGTGATCGTTCGGTTGACTGCAAGGGTGAACAGGAATCCAACCGGTACATCTCCGTTGTTGGTGATCACAGAATCGGTCGTACCGGCCGTTGAGGTTCCCGAAAAGGTGGTAAGGGTCGTTGAGATAAAGTCAGGGTCCATACACAAAATTGAGACGACTGAGTCAGTGTCTTGTGAGAATATGGCCGCTTCGAACGACTCAACGCGCCCTACGATCTCCACGATCGGATGATTGTCCATCGTGAAGCGAAGAGTGACCTCTCGACCGGGCATCAGCCTTGCATACAGGGCTCTACGGAGCGACGCCGCCGTGTTGGAGATGTAGTCCGGGTCGAGCCCCAGATGCAAGACGATGCTTCGGCCTTCTTGAGAGGAAGCTTGGTACTGAACCCCATTGCGCGTTGCCGTCTTGGTGGTGACGATAGACGCCTCGACGGGGGTCAGCCCTTCTATCTCTTGGATGTAGTACCCCTGTGAAGGGTCCTGCAGAGGTAACTGAAGCGACGAGTAGCCGCCCGAAACGATTTCTACCAGTCTGATAGTCATCTCGGCAGGGCCTCCTTCACGGTTGATAGCTGGTTACGGGTATTTCGGTAGATCTCAGCGCGGGATAGTGCCTTCGGCGAGTAGTTGTTCTGCACGTAGCTCAACGACGGAGTGGAGTCGTAGGCTGCCGCAGAATCGAGCTGTTCGTTTTTGGCGTTGGCCCGAGCAACTGCCTGTGCGCGTCCTACTGTGACTCCAGCATTCAGAGTCTTGCCGTCGAACAACGAGTCCAACTTCTTGGATTGCTTTTCGACACCGGTAAGGTCGATGACCGGGGTGATCACCGGGGACATGTCGATGCTGGCGTCGATCTGACTTCCAACGTCGTTCATGGCTTTCTTCATCGCCGAGATCGCCGATTCTCCAACATTGCGGCTGGACTTCTCGACAGTCGGGATCATGGCCTTGAGCCCCTGGTTCATACCCTGGATGGTGAACTTACCGATCTTCTCAAGCTCCTTGGAAGGGGACTTGATCTTCAGCTTGGCCTTGATGGTGTTGACCAGAACTTCGGCGATCTTCTCCATCTGGGCCGCGATTTCGTCAGTATTCTTCTTCAGACCGTCTACGAGACCCTGTGCGGCGTCTACTCCTGCCTGGTAGAGCTCCCTAGCCGCGTTAGTACCGAGCGAGGTGGATTCCTTGACTAGCTGATCGGAGAGCATGTTGGCATTGGAGATCGCTCCCCAGCCATTCTCCAACAACTGCGTAACGAAGTCCTGAGCTTCCAGACCCTTGTCCACGAGCTCTTTGTAGACCTTGTCGTTGAGCCCTGCAGCGCGCAGAGCGGCAAGATCCTTGTTGAGCTTGGCCGTGGCTTCGATCTGGGTTTCCAGGTTCTTGAAATATGACGTGAGATCTTCGCCTTCGTCGAACTTGACATCCTCGAGGGTCGCGAACTTGTCGGTCCAGTTCTTGGCTGCATCGTCCCGGATCTTGACGGCGTCTTCGAGCTTCTTGTTGCCCTCTGCGAGAGCATCGGCCGCGACGTCGTACTTCTTGGACAGCTCAACCAGAGCGAGTTGCTCGTCCTTCATATTCTTGGTCATTTCGGTGGAGGCCGCGGTGGCGTTGACCTTGAGAGCCGTGGCCTGCTTAAGAATCGCCTTGGACTCCTTCAGCTGACGCTTATCTGCCTTGGTCCGCTTCTTCGCGCTCTTGTCCTCGATACGGTTGATCTTTTTCTTTTCGGCCGCAATCATCGCGTTTGCATTGCTGATGGCGGTCTTGAGATTCTCCTGCATCTTGGCGAACGCGTCGTTGATCTCCGACTCGTTGCCCGTCAGACCCTTAGCGAAGCCCTGGTTGACGTACTTACCCAGCTTCTCGAATTCCTTCGAGGGCGAACGGATACCAAGCTCGCTCTTAGCAGCAGCCAGCGCCCGAGCAGCCACGGCCCTTGCGGCGGAGATTACCCGACTGCTATCGGCCATCCCACGCACCATACCGTTGAGGATTGCGATACCAACTGCAGAAGCCGAGCTGCCAACACTCCCCGCCATGGACGAAAGGGTGCTCTTGACATCGCCGGACACCTTCTTGACCGACGCTACAAGCTTTCCGCCAGCGGATGCGAAATCCGTAGCCATCTTATTGGCCGACTTCGTCATTGCTGCGCTGGAGGTGCTCAACGAGGAGTTTATGACCTTCAGACTGCTTTGAACGTTTGTCGATGCGGTCTTCATAGACGATCCGAGGCTTTGGAATGACGCATTTACCTGCGATACGGCTCGACCAAGCGCTGTCGGAAGATCGGTTACGGTACGGATAGCAACTGCGGCGGACTGAGCGACTCTTACAAGTCCTGAACCAGTCTGAGCCAGAGAGGATCCTGCGGCAGCCATAGATCCGACCAGCTGAGACGCGGCCGTTCCTAGAACGGTGAATGCAATAGCTAGCGCTACAAGATCGGGGGCTTTTCCGCTTGCCGACACAATAGCGTCAGCGAACTTGGTGAAGGCATCCCCTACACCCGGTGCAACCGCCAGAACGAGGGCGAGGCCCGCCGCCATGACGATAGCGCCAGCTCCCAGAATAAGAGCTCCAGCCCCCGCTGCGATAAGACCTGCCCCCAGGGTGACGAATGCTACACCGATAACGCTGATGGTTGCCACATCCCAAATAAGAGGCTTGATGGCATTTACTACGGCCAGAAGTGCGGTGGCACCAATTAGACCTGTAGCGGCGACAGCCGCGAGACCCGCTCCGAGGAGTAAAAGCCCTGCTCCGAGAATAACAACTGCGGCGCCGACTATTGCAACGCCAGTTCCAAGGGTTACGAAGGCTCCTCCAACGACGGTGATCTGCGCGGCTTGACCCGACATGCTAGCTGCGGCAGCTCCTAGGAGCTGAAGACCCGCTGCACCCACGGTAGCTGCTGGGCCTAGAAGCATCAGACCCATGGAGAACAGCATGATTCCGCCGCCCACCATCATGATCCCTGCACCGAACAGCGCTACAGCGCCGGCCAGAGCGTACATCTCAGGGGCCAGAGGCGCTAGAGCCACAGAAGCGAGACCAAGAATGAGCAAGGCTCCACCCAAGGCCAGAAGGGCGGTGCCTACCTGTTCGAGACTGAGACTCGCCAACATTCGGATCGCAACCGCCATGATCGTCATTGCGCCAGCCAGAGCGAGGATACCAGCGACACCTACCACTGCGCCTTGAAGTGCATTGGCGGCGAAGACAAGTCCCGCCATAGTGATACCCAATGCTGCGATGCCCTGTAGAACAACCTGCCAAGGCAGGAGACCCAGAGCGGCGATCGGGACCACCAGCAGGTTCAGCGCTATTGCAATCGCGACCATTGCGGCCGCGCCGGGAAGTGCGTTCTGGATTTGCTGGGTGGCAATAACCAGTCCGCCAATGACAAGCGCAAGACTGACCATGCCTTGAATCAGGACGTCCATCGGGAGGAGTCCAAGTACGGCGACTGCTGCCGTTAGCGCAGTAACCGCCACCGAAAGCAAGACCATTCCTGCTCCGGCCTTGATTACACTCTCGGCAGGAACTGCCAGAACGAATCCCGTTAGCATAGCCATGATCCCAGCTAGAGCAACCCCACCTTGAATCAGTGTGTCGAGGTCCATGTTGCCAAATATAGCTACCGCACCTGCAATGATGGTGATAGCTGTGCCCAAGAGAATGAGGCCTGCGCCGACCTTGATCATGTCGCCGGACACTTTCGACATAAGTTTCGCCGACCCAAGCATCAGAGCCAAGGCTCCGGCAAGTCCGGTCAAACCCCGAGCCAAACTTTCCCAATCCATCCCGCTGAACACCAGAAGAGCTTTCGCGAATAGAAGGACCGCGACGCCCAGCAAACCGAGCGCAATAGACGTTTTGGTGATTTCGACGTCGTTCATCGGGATCTTTGAGAAGATTGCCATACCTGCGGCCATCGAGCCCAAGACTCCAAGCATCCCGACGCCAGCAGACTGAAGCCTATTGGGGTCGATCAGAGACAGAAGGTAGAGCGAACCAGCGAGAAGTGCGATCGCGGCAGCGACTTTGATGAGCTTGTCGGCTTTGGTTTCTTCGCCGAATCGACCCAGGGCTGATCCAAGACCGTCAAGAACGCTGGCGAATGCGTCTGCGAGCTTCTTGCCTGTCATCAGGAATTGTCCCAGCTTGATGATGATCACTGCAAAGATGCCAGTGTTGATTGCGGTCAGAACCATATTGGGGTCGATGTTCTTGAGGGCTTCAAGACCCTTTTTCGACATGTCAGAGATGAATCCGCCCACAGCGCCTGCGATCTGCTTGACCCAAGACCAGATCCCCGAAAGCATTCCTCCAGTAGACCCGATAGCTCCAGCGATCGATGCTTTGAGGGTTTCTCCGACGCGACCGGCGAACCTGATCGCTTCTTGGAGGAACGCTCCAATGTCGGCAAATACTACCTTGATCCGCTCGAACATTCCGAGCAGAGCCTGAGCGCCACTCGTCATCGCTCCGGTGGTGTCGCCGGACTTCCCCCATACATCGAGAGAATCGCGGAGATCATCCAACCATCCGATGAGCGGTTGGATCGCGCCATCACGAAGTTCAATGAGCTTGTCGATGAAGTTATCCAACCCTCCACCATTTGACCCGCCCATAAGCGTGCTGATAAACTGACGAATCGGAGAGATGGCTGCGAAGACTACTCCGCCAATAGCTCCTAGCACCTCCATAAGTTTTAGGAATCCGGTGCCAGCAATTCGAAGGATGCCGAGGCCGACCTTGATGGCGCCGAACAACGCAAGGAACGCGCCCTTGATAGCGGCCTGTCCTTCTGCTCCTATTTTGAGTGTTTTGGTGAAGTCTCGGAACCGGACGGTCAAGTCGTACAGCTGCTTGCCGGTTGCCGGCGGGAAGATCTCAGAGAAAGCTTCTTGAATAGGTTTGACGACACTCATCAAGCCTTCCCAGGCGTTGGTGAGGCCTTCGATGAGCACCTTCTGCCCGCCCAAATCTTGCTTCTTCCAGTCGGTAAGCATCTGGTTTCGCTGGTCGCCACTGGCGGTCAACATCTTGCCCAGAGTCTCATTGACCGAGGACCAAAGCTTGGTAGCTTCGTTGAAGTCGCCAATCACAAGCTCGAACGTCTTAGCCCAAGAAGACCCAATGCTTTCCTGGATGGTTCCGACCAACTGGGTGAACGTACGCACCTTCTGGGCTGCTGCTGACGCCATCTTTTGGTTCTTGATGAAGGTGTCGGCCTGTTTTCCAGTGATGCCGATGGATTTCAGTTGCGCACGGTTCAGTTTTTCGTTGTCCTGAGCCATGATCTGTAGGTACTTGGACATGACGCCGGCGGTCAGCCAGCCGTCCTGTAGAGATCCCTTGAACCCCTTTTGTGAGACTTTCGCATCCAGCGTCTTCTTACTGACCACACCCATACCTACCGCGATCTCCTGAAGACCGGTCTGCATGAGTTTGTTGCCCATCTTGGCTGTTGTCAGAGAGAACCAATCCTGCGCTGTGATCTTGCCCTGGGCGATGCCTTGAGAGAGCTGCATGGCTGCTCGGGCGGCGTCTTGCGCCGAAGCACCAGAGCGCGCTGCCTCATTCGAGAAACCCTTAATCATCGCAACAGCGGGCTTGAGCTTGATTCCCGCGCTCGTGAACTGACCGATAGCAGTGGTCATGTCGCCGAAGTTGTAGATCGTCTTGTCAGAGTATGAGTTCAGTTCCTCGAGAGACCCGCTCACCCTCTTCAGGCTTTCGCCAGTGTTGGCGATGATGACCTGAACCGAGCCCATCTTCAGCTCGTACTCCTTGAACCCTGCGACCAGCTGTTCGAAGCCGAAACCCTTGGCGAATTGCGCGGCTGCGTCAACTGCCTTGTTGGCCAGGTTCGAAAGTGCGGTGATACCGATGATGCTCAGAGCGCTAAACTTGGAAGACAGGCCTTCCACGCTCCGGCCCATGCTCTCGAGGGAGAACTTTTTCCCGGCGGCGTCCAAATCGCTGAGTCCGCGACCTGCGGCCTTGAAGTCGAGGGCCTTTTTCAGGCCGTCCAGTGTTCCGAGGGACCTCCGAGCGGCCGATTCGAACTGGCCGTTATTGAATTTCATGTCGACAACGCGTTGGTCAATACTGCTCATGCGGAAGTCACCTCTTTCCAGACACTGTCAGCGATCTTGTCAAAGACCGGGCGAATTGCGGGGTTAATGTAGTCCCTACCAGCGACGTATCCGCCGGTTCCGGTCCCGTGACCGTATTGAAGGATGATGGCGATGGGGACTCCATCGTTGATGTGCGTGTTCAGCCAGGAAATCGTGGCACTTCCGCGACCAGTTGAGATTTTGTAGGTCCATGACGAAGCTGTGAGGCCGCTTTCTACAGGGGTGGCGGACGCAAGTGCAGCAACGCCTTCTCGTGCGAAGCCATCGAGTGCTCGAAAGAGATTTCCTCGTGACATCTTCGCCAGAAACATGTCAGTTCTTTTGAAATCGCCGCTAACCTGGAAGGAAATCATCCTAGACCTTTCTATCAGGGAGTTGTTTCCTCTTCCCGCACGTACTGAACCGCGTGACGAATATAGTCGTCATTCACTGCGGCAGGATTGGCTCCGGGGGCGGGGGCTCTGGTATCCCGAGCGTATGCGTAGACGCTGGCTACGGTATCCGGAGAACCAGCGACCACTGGCGCGGTAGCCAGTTCGCGAGCGTGAGAATCTACCCAGGTGAATGGGTCTGGAATGCCGAGTTCGGCGGCTGCGGAAGTCATTCGGTCTCGAAGATGTTCGTCTCGAGCCGCATCGGAGATATCGGACAGAAGTGCCATGGGTGTTCCTTTTCAGTCTGAGGTTTTATGGGCCCAAAAGCCCGCGGGCGTTGCAGATACTTCTATCCCCCCGGTAACAGCCGACGTCGCATATACTTTCGGTGTTAAGACTTCCCCGGATGCAAAATAATCCTCGGTGACGAGACTTAGTGCTGAATATCCAGTCGCTGGACCTTCTTCGCGGATCATTTCGATGCCCCCGACTTCGACGGCAATGAATCGACGAGTGTTAGCGGTAGCAAACTTTACGTTAAGCCCGTACATGTAGTTTCCACTAACAGGAATCGTATAAAGACCTGTTGTGGCGTTAAACGCGGATCCGCTTGCCGAGGTATCTCGTTCTTTGGTCCAACTAGTGATTGTATTAACACCGCTAGCAAGATTTCGGTCCATTCCAGAGATTTTTGCTCGGAACAGTGGGAAAGCCGGGCGACCTTCTTCGGCCAGAATCGTTCGCCACGCTCCCCAAACGCCGTTATAGCGACATCTCCAGAAAGTAGTCATAGAGGTTCCTAGATACGGAATATATTCTTGCCAAACCATACTGTTTCCGCCAGCGGCGTTAGTCCGAACTCGAAGAAACCCTGCTTGTGCAATAGGGTAATTTGTACCGCCAGCAGCCTCTGCATTCGACGTTTGAGTGTAGTCGCCCGGGGCGACTACGTCGTTCATGTTTACTGCGACGCCTAGTTCCGTAGGCGCTACGAGATCTCCAAAAGCATGTGTATGACTCGTTGGGGCTTTACCGAGCAGTAAGGAAATCATCTCGGCTTCGGTATAGTACCTGTCGTCGTGTATATGACCGCTTGCGGCTTTTCCGTTGATTTGGTCTTGGATTGCCGAGGTAACTCCGTCGACGTAGTTAAGTTCCGCCGTGGTTGGAAGTAAACCTTGAAGCTTGTTGATCTCGGGAAGGGTCGCGGTGATTCCCAGATCGGCAAGGGTGGGGACGTGACCCTCAGGGCCTTCCGGACCCCTCACCGAACCGACATCGATGACGGTTCCCTCTCGAGTGACTAGAATCAGGCGATCCCCAACGAGATTCGCGTCGACAATAGTCTCGTTTTCGATCTGCAACATTCGCTCGGCCGTGAAGCCGGTGACTATGGCCATGCGAACTCCTTACATTGAACTAACCGTGTATGTATCCGCATCCAAGTACACGGCTGTGGGCGAGGTGATCTGAAACGTATCGTCGTCAAGCATCTCGATCATCGAATCTGGTCCGATAGCAGTCCACTGCCCGTCTCCGTGGTCGACGATCAGGAGAGTGTCGTTGTCGATCATCTCTGTGAATGCCGAGACCCACACATTGGGCGGGAACCACTCCGGATCTCTGGTTGAGGAACCGTAAAGTATGGTCTCAACATCTTGGACGAACGCAGACTTCACTTTCGGGGTATCGATTACCAGATGGGCTGTTGGGGCATATCCTGGTAGCGCCACTCGAGTGGTCGTACCCAGCCAAGCGAAGGTTACCGACTCGGCATCGTCGCTGATCGAAGAATATGACCTCTCATCCGGCGTGAATCGGGGGTTGTAAACCAGATGAATCCGTCGACGATCGTTCAGATGAGTGGTGTATGCCATCCCTGAAGTCGAAATATAACGATTGTCGAGGATCTCCGGGTATGTGAAGGCTTCGACCTTGATCGAGAACTCTTCAGGTTGAGATATGGCTACCCGCTTGTCCCCATCGAGGTAGAGCGGACGAATCCTATCCCCGTCAGGGGTCTCGGCGATCGCGGTCAGACCATTCCAAGCCAAGGCGCTGCGATCCGGAAAATATAGGACTCCTTGCGATACTCCTGATTCGAAGTTTCGTTCACTCCAGACGAGTCTACTCATTTCACCTCAGATCACAGTAAGAGCAAGAATCTCTGCTATGGTCGGGAAGCGCGGAGGAGTACTTGTGGTGCCATAAACGATATCTTCCAGCGCCGCGACCAGAGCTGGGTTAGTCGTCTCCGCGACGATGTGTGAGGATGGACGAGATTCGGGGATCTCCATCGGCGTCGTGGTGAAATCCCAGCTGAGGGCGACCGGTTCGGGACTATCGTTCATCGTGGATCGCGTGATCTCGCTGGCACCCAACAGCGCGTTGTATACCAAGTGAATCTTGTAGCCGTGCTCGACTCCCTGTGCATCGTTTCCGACCAGAGTCCGATAGCTGAAGTGGAATGGACGCCTCTTTTGCTGACCAACCGAAAGACCAGATGCGATCTCTCGCATTCCGTCATACGAAGTCAATCCTTGGGGCCGTCCGAACGCTTCGATGGTTCCGGCGAAGGTTTCGTTCTGCGCGATCTCGAGGTACTTGACCCCATTGAGGTAGAACGCTCGCTTCTCGCCGCCTTCGGCGCGTTCAGTGATGTTCGTAATGCCATTCCATACAGCCGGCTCATCACCTGGCGGGTAGAAGACTGCTCGGTCTACACCAGCCTCGAAGAATCGTTCTCCCGGCTGGTTCCAGACAAGTCTGGCCATGACGTTCCTTTCTAGCCGGAAGAGCCCATCTGGGCTCGCCTCTGAGCATTGAGCTGTCGGTTACGAGCGGCAATCTCGCTTCTAGACATCTTCTTCGGCTTCTCACTCTTCTTCGCGCAGACCTTGAGGAGCGCCAGTAGTTTATTCAAATGCCAGTACTGACACTCGAACGGGATGTTGGAAGCGATAATCCAGTAGTAGAGAAGTTCCGCCGTGATGATTTCCCTACTCGGAGGTTGCTTTGCATCGTCCGAAAAGAATGTGGCGGTCATCTTCGCCGAAATATAGTCTTGGATCTGACGGTGCTGATCCCCCGTGATCCGAGCGAAAGCCTCGGGTGGAACGTCGGGGGTCAGACACATGTCGCGAATGTAGGAGACAGCCTCTTCGTCGGTCTTATCGGTCCGACCCATGAAAGGCTTCTCCCACTGGGACTCCCATTTTGACAGAGAAGCAAGGGAATGCTCGAACTCGAGATCGTAGCCCGGCAGCGTGCCGAACTTTTGAGTCCGTTCGTCGAATACGTCTTGTGGTTCGATGTGAATCTTGAGCATTCCCTTACCTCCTTTCCGTCAGTAAATCAGGGAGTGACGAGACCCGCCAGCTCGAGGACCTCGTCGGGCAACGGGAGACGCGCCGGGGTGCCCGGAGCTCCGGCAGTGCCGTACAGAGCATCCTCCAGGTCAGCGAGGGCCGCCGGAGCGACCTTGGTCGAGTCGATGGTGATGCTTGCCGTCGGCTTCATGTCGGTGACTCCGACCGGGGTGGTCGTGATCTCCCAGCTGAAGGTGATCGCCTCGGGGCTGTCGTTGATGGTGCCGTAGGCCTTCTCCGAAGGAGCTGCCTGCGCGCCGTACACGAGGTGGATCTTGTAGCCGAAGTCCTGGCCCTCGACATCGTTGCCAATCATCGAGCGGTAGGACAGGCCGAACGAACGACGACCCTGCTGGCCCACCATGACGCCGTCAACGGGCTCCGCGGAGCCGTCGCACACGGCGAACTCGTCCGGGTAGGTGAACGCCTCGATGGTGCCGGCGAACTCCTCAGCGGAGACCAGGTTGATGTACTTGATGTTGTCGGCGTACTGCGGGTTGGACTCCGCGCCGCTGGGGGACTCGGTGACGGTCACCAGACCGTTCCAGGCCACACCGGTGGGGTACGTGCCGGTGTTGGACTGCGGGTAGAGGACACCGTGATCGACACCGGTTTCGAAGATTCGCTCTCCGGAATTGTCCCATTGGAGTTTTGCCATTGTTGTCTTCCTTCCTAGAAGTACAAACTGAAGCTGTCGTGGTTGAGGTTGTCTGCCTTGTAGTGACGGTCGAATGTACACATTGGCAGTTTGGCGATCTTGTCCGGGATCGGACTGTCGGGATCGCGATCGATGTAGATGACTTGGTACCCCTTTATGTACCGGTATGGCAGGTTGTCCGCGAAGAGAGTCTCCGCGTCATCTCGGCCGTATCGAACGCAGGGATACTGCATCAGGAGATTTGAAGGCGGCTGAAAGTAGACGTTCGTCGAGCCAAGAAGCTCTTCAAGTAGATCCTGCAACTCAAGGCGTGAGGCCATTGTAGACACCTCCTAGCCGGAGAATCAGGCGGGGACGCTCGACGGTCACCGAAGTAACCTTCCAGTTGGTCCCCGCCCACTTCACGTAACGAATGGCAAAGAAGTGCTCCTGCGCATACGCATCAGCCATGACACTGATCACGTTCTCCACGGAAATGTCGTCGTTTACTTTGTCGGCACCCGAAAGTGTTCGACTAGCTCGTTCGACATTCCCGTAGAGATCGGATTCGGTTGCCACTTCTTGCCACACGCCTGGCGCAGTCTCCACGGTCTCTACGTAGCCGACCGGACCGTGGAACTTAGGCACCTGGGATCAGCCCTCGTTCTCGTAGGTCCACTCGTCGTCGGCGTTGGTGGAGAAGTAGTACGCCGAAGAGGTGGGCTGCGCGATGACCGACAGGGTGTCACCCTCGGCCAGCTCGATCGGGGTACCCGTCACCAGCGTCGCGTTGGTCAGCTTGTTCTTGTAGACCACGCCGGTCACGGTCGGAACCGTCACGGTGTCGCCGTCGAACTCAGGAGCCGTCGGGGTGACCAGAACCGCGTTGCTGGCGGTCTTGCGAACCACGATGGCGGACTTCGGCCGGGTCAGGGCGCCGGAGATCCGCGTCTCGATGAGGTACTTGTACTGGTTGAAGTCGATGTCGAAGTCGTCGAACATGGTGACAGCGCCACCACGATCCGAACCGACGGTGTAGTCGGTCAGGTTGACCAGGATGCCGACCAGGTCTCCGAGGTCTTCCATCACCTCGACCGCGACGATGTTGCTGACACGCAGGGCGGCGGCGAGATCGTTGACGGTCGGGTAGGTGCGACGACCGATGTCATCCTTGACCAGGAGCATCTTGGCCAGGTAGGACTCGGAGGTGAAGAAGGTCGGGTTGCCCGAACCGCGGTAGTGACGGCGGTGGAGGGTCAGGGCCTCGACGATCTCCTCGTGGGACGAGTTGGTGTCGCCCAGGTTCACGTACACCGTGGTGACGTACAGCTCGTTGTCGGTGGCGATCGGACGGATGTTCGTCTCGTTGATCTTGTCGTCATCCGCGTTGGAACGGCCGTCGCCGACGAGGATCGCCCGTGCGATTTCCTCCTCGAGCATGATCCGCATCTCTTCACGGAGCCAGACGACCACGTCGAAGTCGGTGATGTCCAGGATGTCGTCCCGGTCCAGCTTCTGCTTCTTGTAGACGGTCTGCGGGGTGGTGACGCGCTTCGCGACGCGGAAGAACTCTTCCTTCTTGAAGTCGCCCTTCACGTAACCCTTGGCGCGGGCCTCGGCGAGCGTCAGGTCGGCCGACAGGGACTTGATCCGGCTGAACGGGGTGTGTTTGGTGCCGGAGATGACCGCTGCAACCCACTCGGTGCGCCGCTTGACGAAGTCGGGGGTGTTGGTGACGGCCTTGGCGTCCGGGAAGAGGATGTCGATGTCCTCGATGCCGTGCTTGAAGGCGTAGCCCTCGACGGCCTCCTTCAAGGAGCCGAGCTTCTTGGCGTCCTCAAAGACGCCCTTCATGGCGTCTCCGGTCATCGTGTGCTTGAGGGACTTGCTCGAGTCTGTGTTCTGATCCTGGTCGAAGATGTTGTGCACGAGAGTGGTTCCTTCCTGATCGTGCTGAAGGGCTTGCCCTTGGTTGGTGGAATCCTGCTCGTCGGACGGCGCTTCGGCCGGGACGATGTCTTGCGGGTTGGTCGGCTCTTCGGTCGGGGCGACCTCTGCCGAGTGTTGGACAGCAGCGTCGGAGGATTCCGAAGACTGCTTGAGTGCCGCGCCGACCAAGTAAGCAGTCGCGTTGCGCTGTTCCTCAGTCATGCTCTCGAGGATGTCGGCAATGGTTGTGTCTCCCGATTCGGAGGGAGCATCCTCCGTGTCGGCGTGCTCGATCTCTGCGTGCGGCTCTTCGTGCTCGATCGGCAGGCCGCAAGTGATCACGGCTTCGTCGTGGAGCAGGGTTTCTCCGCCATCAGAATGCTGGATGATGACGTTGTCAATCATGGCACCGGGGTTCGCGCCCGCGATGACCAGGCTGAGCTCACGAATGACGCCATGCATGACGTTCTTGGCTCGCTCGATGAGGTTGTTGGCGTGGATTGAGAGGCATTCGACGTCGCCGTGTTCGACGATCTCCTTGGCCTGGATACCCGAGGGCGTCTTGTTCAGTTTGACGTAGGCGTAGGTACCGTCGGGACGGTCCTCCAGGATGGCGTGTCCCAGAACGTTGTTCGGGTCGTGGGAGCCGTGCTGCCAAAGCACCGGCACCTTCTTCCCGTCGTCTGCCTTGAACGCCCCAGATCGGATGGTGCGACCGTCAGCACACTGAAGGTCTACCTTGGTTGCGTATCCGCTGAAGTCATACTCCATTTTGAAGTATTCCTTTCTCTTCGTGTGGATCGGTGGCTACCACCGGTTCGGGAGGAGTCGGCGACGAAGTGTCGGGACTCTTTTGGACTGGCATGTTCGGGTTCTGCAGTTGATCGGCAGTCGGATCGTCAATCGGTTTCCAACCCAAGACATCCGTACGGATTTCGTTGCCGGTAACGACCCGGTTCCGAACGAGCTTGTCTGCGATCTCAGAAACCTGACTAATCGGAACGAGTTTGAACACGTCCTGGAAGTACTTGATTGCCTGACCCTGAGTGCGGCCAGTCTTGGTGGTGAAACGCCGGTGCATTGCTTCGACAACCGCGGCAACTACCGGCTCGATGGTCCGGTTTTGGTAGTTCAGCATGGTGGCCTCGTCGGCAGTGCCCTTCAGAATCTCGTCTGTTAGGCCAAGCTGGCTGTACACCATGGCGGTGAGGTATTCCACTTGCGCCAAGAGGTTGTTCTCGGCAGGTCGGTTGAGCTGAGTGATCTTCTCCGTGCCGTCGATGTACGCAATGCCGTACTGAGAGCCCTTTAGCTGTTTTTCGATGGCCAATCGCCGGGTTTCGGCTTGCTTCGTCCGGAGATCGGTCTTGATCGCGTACGGAAGCTGAATGATGATGTCGAGTTTCCCCGAACTTGACTGCTCGTCAACGACATCCAACAGCATGAGTTTGTTGTTCAGACGTTGGAGTGTGCTGTTCGGCTCGTTCATCACGGAGTAGAATGGGTTTTCGGCGATTGCCGCGATAGTCTTGTCGACTTGGACCTCTTCACGCTTCCCAGTTCGCTCGTTATAGAGTTTAAGCGTCACTTTCTGGGCGTGCCAGCCTTTGATCTCTCCCACTCGCATAGTGAGGATGTCGTAGGAAGCAGAGTCGTTAGGGTTTAGGGTGGTATCGACCGGAACGATCGCAATCACACCTTGTTCGAACAAACTCATCGCAATGTCCTGTCGGAATGCTCTCGCACCCTGATCCAGGTTTGCTTCTACCGTTAGACAGTCGTTCAAATAGCTATCCATGTCTGAAACGTAGCGACCCTCTTTGTCCAAGCGGACATGTCGGATTTCTACGGCGGCGAAATCGATGCTCAACCGAGTGAAGATCGAATCGATGATCGATCGTTCCTTGAAAGCGCGGGGGCGTGGCCGCTCAGGTCGGTTTGCACCTACGATGTACGTATCCATCAGGTGCGGATGCTCGATTTGCTCATCCTTGCTGCGAAATGCATTCCATGCACTCTTGATCCGATTCCCAATTGATTCTGCCACTATCCCTCCTTTCTTTTGAGCTCGGTTTGTTGGATGGATGCATGATCTGTCACTCGAATGAGTCTTTATTCAGTTTGTACGCGACCCAAGCATCCATCAGGGCCGAGAACGAGTCGATCTTTTGGTCCTGGCGCTTCTTAACAAGCTTCCGGTTTCCATTTGTGTCTTCCATGGTGATGGCATTTCCCATGGCGTAAGTCATCAGAACTTGATCGAACAAAAGAAGTCTTTCTTCTGCCATCTTCTTCAGTTCACCAAGAGGTACAGACTCAGTACGCGCGCCTTGCTGGACTTTTTCGATTCCGAACGGACCTTCTTCTGTCTCCCAACGATGGATGAACTCCTTTGCGTTGTACGGATCGAATCCGACGGACCTAACTTCGTATCGCATCTCAGTGATGAACGCTTCGAGATCATCGTAGACCTCCATCATGTCTAGGACCGTCCCGTCTAGGACGTGCAGCGACCCTTCTTCCCTGAATTGGTCGTACTTAACTCTCATCGCCCCGGGCAGCTTCATCAGTGTTTGAGACGTAATGTAGCACCGGGTCTTTACGCCGAACTTCCCTCTAGGTAGAGGGAACAGGAACGTGAAAGCCGTGAAGTCGTCGCCTTGTGATAGGTCTATGCCCATAACGCAGGGCAATTCCCAAAAGTCTTGTCGTCGATGAGGAAGTGTTTCCTCGTATGTGAAGAAGTAGGTTAGTCCCTCCATCGGGATGCCGAACCTCTTCGCAAGAATGTCGTTTCTCGTGGCAGGAGCCTGTTCGGCTCGCTCCACATCAAGCGCGTAAGTCTCGTAAGTGATCGTCTTGCCGATGTTTGGGTTGGCTTTGGGCCACATCTCCGGCTGATTGACCTCTTCGATGGTGTCCAACTTGTAGTACCAGATGGAGACGTGGGGGTTGTCCCACTCCCCACGGAGAATGCGTTGGAGCTCCAGCTTGATCGTGTCTCCGGAGCCGTTCCGAACGGTTCCTTCAGAGCTGATCGCGATAATGAGGTAATCATCTTCCTTCGAGGCGCCTTGCTCGATTGCTCCAACGACATCCTCTCGAATATCACCTGACAACCACTCGTCCACGGTTGAGTATTTGGGTCGAAGACCCTGAAGTTTGTTAATAGACATCGGTCGGATCTCGAGAATCGACCCGGTAAGGAAGTTCTCGATACCCTTCTTGGTTGAGGCCAGCTTCTGGCGCTCGAACCTCGATCCGGTGGTGTTCTGAAGAGAGCCCTGCGTCAAGAACTTGAACAACGGCCCGCGCGATCGCGTAATAGCTGTCTGGAACGGCGACATCACCTCGTCTGCCTGCTTCATGGTAGGAGCAGTCGTGATTTGGTGAGTGGTAGCCGTATCAATGTTCAGAAAGAAGCTTTGGAGGCACGACGCGTACATCGATTTGGCCGCACCTCGAGCAACGATGAGGTACTGCTTGTTTCGAAGACGCTTCTTTACGGTCTTTACGACTCGCTTGCCCCCGTGACCGTCTGGATTGGGGACATATACCTCTCGCTCTACGAACTCGAACCAAGAAAGGATCGATTCCGCCCAGAGTTTGAAAGTATCGAGCAGATGCAGATCTGACCCATCGGTCAGCGTGAGTTCATTCTCACAATATAAGACGAATCCGTCGATTGCTTTGTCGTCGTAGTAGTAACGGCGGTCACGGATCAAGTCGTCGGTTCGGTTCATCTCCAATTCGATCTCTCGATTGATGGGGATGTCACCACGGAGGACGGCGTCGCGGAACTGTCCGTAATACTTTGGCGTTGCTCTATTAGATAGCGCCACGATGCCTCTCCTCTCTTAGTCTTTGTGCTTCTTCTTGACGTTGAAGATTGCAGCTGCCAGGTCGTCGTTCCCCTGCTTCTTCAGAGCCATGGATAGGGCCTGCTTGCCGGCTGCAGTCGCAGCGGTCTTCAGAATGTCCTGTGCCGACTGCTTTGCGACGTTGAGGAGGATCTCCTTGACGATCTTCTTGCCCTCGTTCTGTTTTTGAGTCGCCGCAGGAGTCGCAGTGAGTTGGGAGTACTGCTTCTCCATGTTCAAGCGATCGATAGCGGCACGAAGTTCGGCGTCGGACAGCTCTTTGATCGCGGGCTTGGCCGGAGCGGCGGCTGCTGTCGACTTCGGGGCCGAGCTGGCCTTGGGAGTCGGCTTGTCGGCGGTAGATGCCTTTCCGGTGCCGGTCTTCTCGGGGGTCTTTGGTGCGGTTTTCACGCTTGAGCGATCGCGCCGGACACCCCATCGCATCCCTTTGACACCGAAGTGCTCAAAGAAATCGTCGAGTTCTGCGTCCATATTGGGTCCTTTCTTGACCTTTAGGGACCGACTTCAGATGCCTATTGCTTCAGCGGCCAATCGCCATAGCCACCAGCGATCGGGGCGGAATGGGACGACAAGGCGACGGCGGTGACGGGAATGGCCAAGGCGATTGCGACGGCGAGGCCTGAAATGATGCGCTTCATGGGTTACTCCTTACGAGAGGTTGAGTTAGTACTCTGTGGTGGTCAAACGGTGTCCAGATGGCTGGAAGTCACCGTGTCTGGAAAGGTCTAGTTAAATAGAGGTATTCGGTTTTTACGGGCGAACTGCGAAAACAATCCGCTCCATCGGGGTGTGTCTGTGTGGGGGGCTAGACCACGACGACTTCATGGGTTCCCTAGTCGTGGGTAACAGTCCAACCCCGACTGCGGAGATCCGCCGCTGCGGTAAGACCAACGGAGGACGGAGTAGCTGAACCGCGAAGGTCTACAAACGAAAAAGCACCCTTGGTTGAGTTATCCCGAAGACCGATCAGAATTCGATCTACCGATGCCTGATCGAATGAGTTGTCGTACAGCGGGAAGCTTCGAGCTACGGGAGAGATAGGCGTTTCGGCGGTGGACTGTCCGGTGTCCCAGCACCAGTATTCCTCGATAGCGGGCAATGAGCCGAGACCGGGCGCATTCGCCATTGGCTGATCACGTACGCAAAAGTGGTACATCTGATCCAACGGGGCTGTCAGGGTCGTGAAAGACAGTATAGTCCCCGCCGGTACGCCACGCTGATTAGCCGCGCGAAGATCCCTGAGGGTAGTCCTGACCGGATTGAGGTCGATCACGTTGGTAACCCCTGCTACCCGGCAGTTCTCCAAACATAACCGAATCAGCGAAATACAGCCTGTAAGAGTGACGGCCTGAACGTTCGCCTGAAAGCATTCGACGTATTCCAAGGATACGCACCCGGAGAAATTGAGGCGATCCTCGATTGGACAGTGTGCAGCACAGAATCGGACCAGTCCTGCGAGCCCACTGAGGCCCTCGACAGCCGTCACAGCCTGCGGTGGCCAGTTGTAGCCGGGGCCCAGGTTGTACCTCCCAGAGTCCTCCTCCGAATCAAATCCCACATTGATCGTGGTGACGGTCTCCATGGCGGTCGGGCCTCCCGCGTATGCCCAGACACGCATGTCAATCTGGTGACTACCGGCGGACAGGACAAGGCTGGGCTGGGCGCCGGTTCCGATCAGCAGGTCGCCTTCATACCACGCTACTTCCCCAACGGCCTCAATCATCGGCGTAAAGGTAGTCGGACCGGCAACAGTGAAAGTCACCGGACTAGGCGGAACGGGGAGCTCGTTACCCAGCGCCGTGACCGTGCGCAAAATGCCGCTCTCCCCGATACCGAGAGCCGCAACATCGTGCCACTCGCCGCCGTGTAGGACGCGCATCAGATCGACCAAATCTCGAAGGAATCCATGTTGGGCGCCTTCGCCTCGCCGCAGTAACCCACCAGGTAAGTATCGGCGGGGTCCGAAGATACTCCGGTGATTCCGAGTGAGGTGAGGGTGACGTCGCCGACCAGAATGGTCGGCGCTCCTATGCCAGCCCAGGCTCGCACGTTCACGCCATCAAAGTCTAGGCGAAGTGCAGTAGTCCCTGCTGGCGGAGATGCAATAACGTTATTCCCACCGGAGTGACTGTCCGCATTTCCCAGTACCCAGTCTGAACCATTGCGGAAGAGTCTAATCCCGCCGCCCGTTACCGAATGCCTAGCAAGGAAGATTCCTTGGTACGTGTCAATAGCGGAGGAGAATACTGCGCGCAACGACAGAAGACGCGGTTGTCCTGACTGCCATGCTCGGTTGAAGGCGCTCCAGCCAGAAAAAGACAAGGTGTTGCCGACAATAGTGGTGTTCGAGCCGTCCCCAGATGGGCCTTGCCAGCCGTTCAGCGCGGGTCCGTCTGGCCGATCGAATGTGTCAGAGAACATTAAAGAAGAGCCTTCTGGTTCGACCTCAGTAGTTACGGTGAGCGGGCTGGACCAGTCAGACCAGTTGGCTGCCGCGTCCCGGGCGCGGACCTGCACGGAGTAAGCGGTGCCCGGCGCGCGGCCGCTGAACGTATGCGGGCTGATTGCTGCCACACCAGCGCCACTGTCGATCCGGGCCTCGTAGCCGATGACGCCGACCGCGTCCGTGCTCGCGGACCACGACACGGTGAAGCTCGACGTGGTGACAGCGCCAGCGGTCAAGCCGGTCGGGACGCTCGGCGCAGTCGTGTCGGCTGCCGAACTGAGGCGGACATATAGCACGCCGTCCAGTGGCGGGGAGGGGTCCGGGTCCTCAGGATCGAGCACGATCACAGACGGCGGGCCTGCGGGGCCAGGGGGTCCCGGATCTCCGGGATCGCCTTTCGGGCCTGGGGCACCTGGATCTCCGGGATCGCCTTTCGGGCCTGGGGCACCTGGATCTCCG